GCAGACAGACAAGGACGGGCGCATCATCAGTTATCGGTACACAGCGTCCGGATGGTCTCGCGACCTGCCGGTCGATGATGTGATTCGCGTCAAATACGGGCGCGACCCGGACGATTGGAAACTCGGGCGCTCGCCGCTGACATCCGTACTCGCGGAGATTGCCGCCGACAACATGGCGTCACGCATGGGCTACGGGCTTGCATCGTCTCCGGTTCCGAGCTTCATCGTCGGCCCACCTGATGGCGACGCGGTGATGATCCAGCCAGAGGATGCGCAGGTCACGAAATCTGCACTACAGCAGAACTTCAGGGGTGACCGTTCCGGCGGTGTTGTTGTTATGCAGCAACCATACAAGATTGAGCGCGTCGCGTGGTCGCCTAAGGACATGGCGCTCGATGACATCAGGCGTAAGCCAGAGGAGCGCATCTGTGCCGCGCTTGGACTCAACCCGCTGGTGTTGCAGTTGGGCTCCGGACTTGAGCGTGCGACATATTCCAACCTCGACCAGGCGACGCGATCTGCATGGACTGACGGCATGATTCCGCTTTATGCCGCTTTCGCCCGTTCGCTCACCGCACAGCTGCTCCCGGACTTTCCGGAGACGCAACCGGGCGATTACCTCGAGTGGGACACGAGCAACATCCCTGCCCTGCAAAGCGACCTAAACGAGGATTCGGAGCGAGCGGAGAGATTGTACAAGGCTGGCATCATCGACCAAGCAACAGCGAAGCGCATCAGTGGCATTACGCCTAATGCAGAGGACGAGGGGCGATACTTCCCAAGTGCACAACCTGCGCCGATTATCGACTTGGCATCGATGCCGACTGGACAACCAGTGCGCACAGCGCAAGAAATTGCCGCACTCGTGACAAGCGCCGGCACGCTCATTCGGTCGGGATTCGCGCCAGAGGCGGCACTGTCAGCTGTCGGACTGGACCCGATTCAGCACCTCGGACTGTTGCCGGTTACGGTCCAAGCCGAAGCCAAGGCACTGCAACTCGAGGCAGGCGAGGAACAGGGGCTCAAGTATTACCCAACCGACAGCATGCGCAACGCAGCAAAGCGCGCACTTGCATGGCGTGAGGCTGGCAACAAGGGCGGCACACTCGTGGGCTTGCGCCGGGCAAATCAGATTGTGAGTGGTGAGAAGCTCAGCGAGGACACCATCCTCCGGATGCACTCGTTCTTCAGCAGGCACGAAGTCGACAAGCAGGCAGAAGGATTCCACACGGGCGAGGCTGGCTTCCCTTCCCCAGGTCGCGTGGCGTGGGACTTATGGGGCGGTGACAGCGGTCAGAGTTGGGCGCGCAACCTTGCACGCAAGATTGTAGAACAAGCCGACGAGACAAAGACAGCAGTACACCCGGTGTATGGATGGGAGCTCGATGCCGACACTGTATGAGGTAGCCGAGATTTACCGCCAGAGGATGCTCAGGCGGGAGGCGTCGGTGGTCAAGGAGATACGCGACACGTACATGGACAGCATGTCTGATGTACTTGCGCAACTGTCCGCCGTGACAAAAGCCATCGAGGACGAGCTGGTCAGTGAGGGCGTACTCGTGTCCGACCGGCTCGACCTCCTGCAGATGTACCAAGAGCGCCTGCAGTCGCTAGCCGAGCAGATGAGTGCCAAGGTCACGGAGTACGGCATCGATGCCGCCAAGCGTGCGACAGACGCGCAGCGTGGAGGATTACAACTCGCACTTGACATGCAAACCGACCCAATCAGACCCGGTATGGGATTGCCATCGAATGTCTCGATCTCGAGCGTGTGGAACGCTGTCGATGAGCAGGGAGTGGAGTTCGCGCTCGGATTCGCTGCAGATGGTTCGCCACTCGGCGACCTATACGCCGCCATCGGTCCGGACATGTCTAAGCGTGTCGCGTCAGCCGTCGCGCAAGGGTTCCACCCGTACAAACTCGCAAAGATTCTCGCCGACACGTACACCGTGCTTGCTCCTGCAAGAGCGGAGACAATCGCGCGTACTGAGATGATACGAGCTGCACGCGAGGGCACTCGTGCCGCCATGCTCGCGAACCAAGACATCATCAAGGGTTATCAGCGCGTATGCGCTGGAGATCAGCGCGTCTGTGTGGTGTGCTGGGCGCTACATGGGCAGACGTGGCCACTCGACAAGCCGGTCGCGTCGCACCCGAACTGTCGGTGTACCATCATCCCGATACTGCTCTCCTACGAGGAGTTGACGGGCAATCCTGGCGGGTTGCCGTCACCAATGGCGCCTGACAGCGAGGAGTTATTCGCGCAGCTCACGGAGCAGGAGCAGGTCGAGGTACTCGGTCCGATGCGGTATAGGTTGTGGCAAGCGGGCCTGCCATTGGAAAAAATGGGGCGCGTGCGTCAAGATACACAGTGGGGACCGGTCGCGCAGACGATACCGGTTAGGGAGTTAGTCTAATGCCGGAGATGATCTACATCGGGGACGAGGTCAAGAGCACGCCAGACGGGCGCGTCCGTGGTTACCTCCTGCGCTTTGACGGCGCCAATGGCGCTGACGTCGCGGGCGATTTCTTCACGCCCGAAACGGACTTTGGCCGACCGATTGACAAACTCAACGGGATGGCAATAAACCTCTATTACCATCATGGGTTTGATGAGGCCATCGGCAAAAAGGATATTGGATACGGCACCATCAACGTTGACGAAAAAGGCATGTGGCTCGACGCACAGCTCAAGATGAGCGAAGAATACGCCGACAAAATCGCACAGCTGGTCAAGATGGGCAAGTTGGCATACTCGAGCGGAGCCGCTTCGCATCTGGTCGAGCGCAAGCAAATGCCAGATGGTCGGTACATGGTCACACGCTGGCCAATCGGCGAGGCATCCTTGACACCAACGCCCGCCGAACCGCGTAACTTTGTCAAGTCGCTCATGGAAGAGACTAAGGACGACGGCATGGGCGAGGATATGGGCGGCATGGATGAGATGGAGACCGAAGCGCCGGACGTTGTTGTCGTCACGGACGTTGCGGAGTACATCAGCGAACTCTATGCCAATGCCGAGCAGTCCATGTTTAGCCAGGCATTGCACTCGCTCTACTGTGTGCTGACATCTGGCATGCATGAGATTTACGAATCGGGCATGCCAGCCGCGCAGTACATGCCGGCACTGGTTGACGAGTTTGCGCGCCGAGCAAAAGACCTTGCATCCAAGGTCGAGACGCTCAGCGAGGATGAGCTCAAATCATTGCAGACCATCGGACGACGGGCGGTACGCCCGGCATCCGTACGAGATGTTGAGGGTCGCTTGCGGGATGCATTGCGACTGTCACGGGAGGAGGCTAAGCGTCTCTCTCCAACCGTCTGGGAATCGATGCGGGATGCATCGACACAAGACGAAACCAAATCGACGACACCAAGCACGCCGGTAGTTGAAAAGAATCCGGATGCACTGAGCACAATAGACCGGCGGGCGCTCCTGCTCTCGCTGTTGGAGGACTAATGTCCAAGATCGAACGTTTCGCAGTCGAAGAGTCGCAGTACAAGTCTGCACTCATCGAGCTGCTCAACCAGCCACATTGCGACGACGCTGAGGTAAAGCGCGTCAAGGATGCATACGAAGCCGCTAAGGACCGCCACGAGCTCGCAAAGACTCTCCTCGTGTCCAAGTCCGAGCCAGAGGTAAAGGCATGGGAGCGCGGACATTACGGCCCGCTGCCATTCGCCGGCAACACTCGTGCTGAAAAGGCATACGAGGCCTACAAAATGGGCTCCTTCATCCTTGCGATGAATGGCAACGAATATGCCGACCGCTGGTGCCGTGACCATATGGGCGTCGATGCTAAGGCCATCAAGGCCATGACCGAGACAACTCCTGGTGCTGGTGGATACGCTGTCCCAACCATCGTGCAGGAGACATTGGTCTACCTCCGCGAGAAGGCATCCGTCATGCGCCAGTATGCGCGTGTATGGCCGATGAAGAGCAACGCGCTCAACATCCCTATCCTCTCCGGATCTGTCACGGCTAACTGGTACGCTGACGCAGCTGCAATCACTCCAAGCGATGGCACGCTGACACAAGCATCCTTGACCGCGAAGAAACTCGCCGCACTGACCGTTATCTCGTCCGAACTTGATGAGGATGCTGTCGTCGCGATTGGGTCGTATGTTGCTGCTGACATGGCCAACAAGTTGGGCCACGAAGAAGACCGCGTATGTTTCAACGGCACCGGCATTGCTGGAGACGGTGGCATCACTGGCGTTATGCAGTACATCTATGCATTGTCTGGCACCAAGGCTAACATCGCATCGCTCGTACTGGCTCCTGCTGGGTCCATCACGACACCTGCGACGATGACTCTTGCTACATGGCAAAGTGGATACGGCAAACTCCCTGTGTACGCACAGGATACTGCCGCGCTCTACTGCCACAAGACTCTGTTCTACTCCTACATTGCAGACAAGTTGGTCACCCTTGGTGGTAACTCCTACTCTGCTCTCGCGATGGGTGCAGGCAAGGAGCCTGAGTTCCTCGGATACCCTGTGCGCTTTGTACAGGACATGCCATCGACACTGACGGCTAACCAACCATTCGCGGTGTTTGGTGCACTTGACAAGGGGTGTGCATTCGGCGACAAGCGCGGACTCAACGTGCAAACATCGTACGAGCGCTACTTTGACCAGGACGCGGTCGCCATCCGCGCGACCGAGCGCTTTGGCTTCTCGGGCGCCATTGATCCGGGTAACGTCGCCGCTCCTGGACCTGCTTCCCAGTTCCCGGGTTCCGTCATCGTCTTTGCAGCTCAGGGTACCTAGTACTCGCGGGTTGTTCACTCTCGGGGAGTGGGGCAGCTGCTCCACTCCCTTATTTGTTTGGAGGCATGCATGACACGTACCGAGGCATTGCTCGAGGTCGCGCGCAACTGCGCATCAGACCAATACCCTGAGCTAGATAGCAGCGACCTTGCGGCGCTCGTGGACAAATGGCAGGGCTACACAGTGTGGACCGCAAGCACCGCCTACGTGGTTGGAGATAAGGTCATCCCTACGGTGTCCAATGGCAGACTCTATCTCTGCATCATCGCTGGCACGTCCGACACCGTTGAGCCTGGTTGGCCTGATTATGTCACGCAGCCATACTACGCAATCGGCGATGGTCAAGATCTAGAGTGGCAAGACATCGGACCATCTCCTGTGCAGTACGACGTCATGTCCGCCAGCCGTGAGGGATGGCTACTCAAGGCATCGAGGGCGGCAGGGCTAGTCAACGTTACTGATGGCGCGGTGTCGGCATCGATGGGCTCGCTACAGGACAAGTGCATCCGGCAGGCGGCGCGCTTCCTATCGATGAGGATTTTGTAGTGATACCGCAAGGGCTCCTCAACAACCTGCGCGCTGGCTTGTCGCAATACGTCGGCTCCGAGTATGTGGACGTGTATCGGTGGACTCCTGACAATGACGGCATCGGCGGAGTAATCACCGTGTGGCGCAAGGTTGCAAGCATCAAGGCAACGCTCCGCGCTGGCGTGGATACCGAGCTCGTGACAGCTGATGCAATGCAACCGGAGGGCGCGTGGGTGATGACGTGCGCGTATGGCGTCGACATCGAGATCGAGGACCGCGTGTATCGCAATGAGCAAACGCCGTGGTCGGCGGGTGAGTACTGGGAGGTCGCAGGCGAGGACCAGGGACACAGTGACGCGGTGACACTGACTATTAACTTGCGTCATCATGTCAATGGATAATCAACGCGTTAGCCGAGGGTAACCATGGACATACGGGGTCATAATGCAGGCATGGACAGCAATCAATCCATCAACATTCAGCAGCTCATCGCGGGTTTCGTTGGAGCGGTCATCATGGTGCTGAGGTCACCCGCTGAGCGGTCAATCGGGACAAACATCGCGAGTGTAATCGCCGGGACAGCCAGTGCAACTTACTTGACTCCACTCCTGGGAAAAATGCTCAATCAAAATGACCCGAACTACCTGCTGGGGTTTGCTTTCCTCCTAGGTGTCCTCGGTTTACGCGGAATTGAACTTATAGCAGACTGGGCCGGACTCAACGGAAAGCCAGGCGCAAGCGGTAAAAAGATTATTGATGGAGTAACAAAGTGAACAGCATATCCATATCTAGACTTGTAGTTGTCGTCCTGATCGCGTTCGCCGCATCATTCTCCACTGTCTTCGGTGATGGCATCCGAACGTCCGAAGCAGACACACTCGCAGAGCTTGGAGCAGTGATGGCACTGTACGGTAGCAAGGCAGTTGCGGCTGGTGTCTCTGCTGCGATGAGTGCTGCGCTTGGCTTCTTGACTATGCCTTTCAAGGGTGTGCAGGCGAACAGCCTAAAGGTGGGCGTATGAACCTACAAAACTTCCGCATCGAAAAAGAACCTGCGCCTTCTACGGATTGGCGTGTCTTTGGTGATATTGAAGACGATGCTGGCAACATCTTGGGTACGTTCGGGCCTGATGGAACCAGCGTTAATGTCTGGTGGGTTCAGCAGGATGAGCAGTTCCAGTTTGGTATTGTTCAGCAGTTTGCGGTGATTATGGCTGAACAAATAATTAGCGGGCAGGCTGAATAATGGCTACTTATTATGTTCGTAATGATGGAAACAATGCAAATGCTGGTACAGGCCCTGCTACAAACCAAGCGTGGCAAACCATTGCGTATGCCTTTGCAAACATGACCCTTACGACTGGCACAAATTATCTATACATTGCACCGGGCGTATATCGTGAGTCTGTATCTTTGGGTGTTACACCAACTGCCACAAACACACTGGTCATTGCGGGAGACCCAACTGCATCACAGTTCAGTGGTGTAACTGCAAATCAAGTTCGCATCACCGGAGCTGCAAATGATAGTTCTTTGAACAGTAATGGCACACGCATTGACACAAACGCAAAACCATACGTTACTATTCAGGACATAGTTATTGAAGGTGCGACTGGTGGTAGCAGCCCAACAGTACTAGTGTCAGGGACTAACACCACTTTGGATAGAATCGTTATATATGGCATATATCAAGGTGGGACGGTTTCATCCAATCTTGGCGTAGAAGCACCTAACACTACAGCAAATGCAATCACAATCAGAAATTCCACTTTTATAGGTGGTTCATATGGAATGCGATTAAGAGCACCTGTTGTGACATCAGGCGTTTCCGGTATCGTAGTGCAGAATTGTCGCATTATCACTGGTTTTAACAGCACGAGTTATGGAATTTACATCCAACCAACCAGCGGTACAACTATGGCTTCTGTGTTAGTTACGAACTGCTTTATTCATGGAGCTTCAAACGGTGTTTATTTAGAGCGCGGTAATACAACAAATACACACACTGTGCAGAACTGCATCATTTCCGCTTGTGGTACTGGAATCAACGCATTTGCCGCAAATACTACAACGCAACAATACAACATAATAAATTCGTTTACTCAGTTGACTAACGTGCCGACATCTGCAACAACTGTTTATTCCGACTTTTTAGGTGTCGATTTGACTCAAAACCTTTTGCAAGGATTTGGAAATGTCGCACCGTTTGGAACACTACAGGGCGCACGTAACACAGGTTTTGGTACAGCGTCAAATGCACCTGCTACCGATGCATATGGGGTAACGTGGACTGGTGCTACACCTGACGTTGGTGCTGTCACTTATCGCAGTCTGTCTGCTGTCGGTTCCTATTTGCCAACCGAGCGCAACGCATCAACCATCACAATCGCTCCCGGCTCCACTTCACAAAGCATCGAACTGTATCTAGGTGCTACAGGTCTCACAGCCTCCACCTCTGGTCTATCAGCTCGCTACAACCGAACACGCACAGCCTCTGTCAGCATCCCTCTGGTAGCCCGTACCATCGCTCAGGCGTGGACAGCAGGTGGCTTTGCGGAGGTTGACTCAACGAATATGCCGGGGATTTATAGACTCGACCTTCCTGATGCTGCACTGGCTGCAGGAGCTGACGATGTCACTATCGTGGTGCGTGGTGCATCTGGTACTAACGGTGCGGTGATGACAATCAAGCTGAGCAGTGGTGGCTTGACATCTGCACAGACTGCCTCGGCGGTCTGGGGTGCAAGTCCTGCAGGCTACAACGACGCTACGACGTTTGGTGGTGTTGTCAATCAGATTGATGCGACGGTTACAGGCACGAGCGTGCTGGTGCAGGACGTGCCATCCAATGTCTGGCAAGAGCAGACAAACGACCACACGACGCACGGAACATATGGCTACAACATCCTGCGTGCTGATGCTCCAAGTAAAGAGGGGTTGGTCACACTCCATCAGTCGGGCGGTATCTCCCGCATCGATGCCGACGTACATGCAATTGTCAACGATACGGCGGCGGCCGCTGAGCTCAAGGGCGCACTGCTGCACACTGGCGGAGACTACATAAGCGCAGACCTGCTGACTCCTGTCACGAGCGCACAGACGGTCCGCATCGGCCCATTTGCGGTACGTACCGATGCTGGCGGTGCTGATGGCGCGCTGGATCTCAATCAGTCCACCGCTGGCGCTGTCGTTGTGCAGCTCACCGACGCGCAAGGGACGGGCATCGACCAGACATCCGCGACTGTCCAGGCTAAGGTATACAACGTCGCAGGCGGGCTGGTGGCGACTTATACCTGTACGCCGGCGTATGCTGTCAATGGCTTTGTGTCCATCCCGATGACAACCGCGGTTACTGGCACGGCTGGGTCATACATCATCAATCTCTGGAGTACCGTCGGCTCGACGGTCATCATCTACGGCCCGCTACAGCTGCGGGTGAGGGCAATCTAATGGCACCGATTATCAGGCTGATTGAGGACCCTGACACATCCACGCATCACGGCTCATGGGTCGGCGCATTCTACCCGTACAGCCTGGCACTAGTGGACGCACAGTGGAGCCCGGTCGACATCACGACGGGCACACTGTCGGTGACGTTCAGCGATGACACTACGGGCTTGCCATACACATTTCCGACGGGTACGGCGGTGCTGGTTAAGAAGTGGCCGGAGGAGGGGCTCATCGAGCTCACACTCCCGTCAGCATGGCCGACCGCCGCAATGGTTCGCGTGACAGTCGCGCTGACCAATGGCGCCATCGTTCGGAGGTTTGGTCCGCTGATTGTCGCGGTGTCGGCACCATGAGTGATTACAAGGTAACGCTCAAGATTGACATGTCGGGGCTTAGCCGCAAGTCGGATGCACTCGACCGACTGTCGCGAGTGGTACGCGATTGTGCCTGGCGCGCAACCAGTTACGCGAGGCTGTCATTGACTGGCATCAAAAGCGGGCGCGCATACCTCATATCCGACAAGCCCGGGAGCCCACCTCGCATTCACATTGCATCCGCGCCAGGCGAAGCGCCGGCAACGCTCACGGGCGCACTTCGCAACAGTATTAAGCCACGCGAGGGTACAAGTAAGTGGGAGTCGCGGGTGGCTGTCGAAAAGGAGTATGGGCAGATTCTCGAGCGGAAAAAGAATCGCCCATTCCTGATTCCTGCTGGGCAGGAGGCGTTCAAGTTCTTGGTCGCAGCGGCAAGGAGTATCGCCGATGGCAGCTGATGTTTTGCAGGTTGACGAGTGGATTACCGAGACGCTCCGCGCGGATGCGACGCTCCAAGATCTACTCGCCA